AGAGTTGTTTTTGTTAGACGGTAAAAAGTCTAATCTTGAAGAGAACGATATTGCCCGTAGAAATACTATTGCTCAGTTAATGAGTGATTGGGGTTTAATTAGTATTGATGGTGGTAAAAAGGTAGAGCCTCTTGCACCAATGAGACAAATTAAAATTATTCCGTTTAAAGAAAAAAATAATTGGGAACTTTGCCCAAAATACAATATCGGAAATAAATGAGTGCATATACTAAAATAGAGCCATTTCTTTCACAAAAGGAAATGGATGAAATGTATGCATGGGCAATGGAACAATATCAATTAAGAACCGATAAAGGTGGGAATAGAGAAAAAGCCTGGTTAGCCGATTATCCTTATAAAGGATTTAGTAGAACAGGTATAATGCTTTCTGAACCAGGTTTCGAGATTGGTTGGCATAAGGATGATGATAGCTCTAATATTAGAAAATGTGCTATCATCCATCCTATATGGCCAGTAAAGAATTATCCTCCCTGTCAAACAGAGGATGGTAATACAACTGATGTGATATTATTAGATGTATGTAGACCACATAATGTGAATAATGATACAGATCAGTGCAGAGTAAATCTGCAAATTGAATTTTTAGAAACTTATGACACCATAAAAAATTTATTGCTTATGGGGTTTAAAATCTAAAAAAAGTTATTATATATAGATTAGGATGCCGGATAAGCCGGGTCCAATATAACCTTGCTAGTCATAGGAGGTAAACATGACTGGAACTTATGCGTTCCCAAGAAACGTATTCTTGGGTTTCGATCATATTTTTGATCAATTGGATAATATCAGCAAACATTCTCAGGATTCTTATCCACCACACAATGTGGTGAAAGAAGATGAGCTTCAATATGTAATTGAACTTGCCGTTGCAGGTTTTGGTGAAGATGATATTACCGTAGAGTTGAAGGACCATATTCTTACTATTGAAGGTGACCGCGAACGCCGTAGAGAACCTGAAAAGTATGTACATAAAGGTATTTCAGCTCGGAAGTTTAAGAAGTCATTTAGACTGTCCGAATATACGGAAGTTACTGGAGCAGAACTGAAAGATGGAATACTGTCCTTAGGATTGGAGGTAGTCCTTCCGGAAGAGAAGCGTCCCCAAATGATCTCAATTAATAGTCATAAGGGGAAATCAAATGACAGAACTAGCACTAAAAGGCTTTTCCAAGGTACGTAGTGGTTTTATCACTGCATTTGCAGCTTGGATAATTGGCCATATGAAAGCAGTTGGTAGAGCCGTTGAATTATCACGTTCTATAGCCGCTAATGAGCATATTGCTCGTCAACTTTTACCTGAGTATAGAGAGCACACTTATTATAGTTTGTTAGCTGAATTGAATAAAAAAACAATGGAGCGCATCTATGGTAAGTAATCTTTGGAAATACTTTTTTAAAACAGCAGGTTGTAAACCAGAATCAATTGCTGAAGTTGAGCGTATGTTGGTTAAAGAAGTTAATCAATATGACAGGTATGCATAATGTGGCCATATACTGAAGATGAATGGGAAACCTATGCATAATAAATAAAGGGGAGCAGGGTAACCTGCTCCTTTTTTGCGGAGGAACATATGCAAGGATCAGAAAGATATTGTAATAAATGTGGACACCGTTGTCACTGTCTCACTACAGAATGTACTGAATGCCATAACGACGTATGTTATGGTTGTGATTGTGAATTACCTATTAAAGATTTACCTGATTCATTTACAAAGGAGAACACATGAATATTGAAAAACTAAGAGCAGATCTAGAATTAGATGAGGGCGTAAAACATGAAATTTATCTTGATCATCTTGGCCTTCCTACTTTTGGCATCGGCCATCTCGTACGGGAAGAAGATCCGGAGTTTGGAGAGCCAGTTGGTACAACAGTCTCAGACGATAGAGTGGCTGAAGCGTTCAAACAGGATATACAAATCACAATTGACGACTGCCAAAAACTATATGATGACTTCGACGACTTGCCAGAAGAAGCCCAGCTCGTTATTGCAAATATGTGCTTTAATCTTGGATACCCAAGACTCTCAAAGTTCAAAGGAATGAAAGCTGGAGTTGATGCTCGTGATTGGAATGAAGCAGCAGACCAAATGGTAGATTCTCGTTGGTATCGTCAGGTGCCAAATAGAGCCGAGCGTTTGGTAGAAAGAATGAGAGCACTCGCATAAAGTTGTTTACAAACCTCTTGAAATAGTGTATAATATATCATGTTATTGGAGGTTGTATGGCATTTTATACTTCAGTTGCTCGTTATGGCAACAGCATGCTCTATCGTGGTTATGATAATCATGGCAATAGAGTAATAAGAAAAGAAAATTTTTCTCCTACATTCTTTGTTCCGGCAAAGAAGGATACTGGTTGGCGCGGCCTTGATGGTGCTGCCATTGGGCCGGTATCCTTCGAGAACATGAGAGAAGCAAGAAACTGGTTGGATCAATACAATGATGTTTCCGGTTTTAAAATCTATGGTACAACAAATTACCTACACCAATATGTCCGTGAAAAATTTCCACGTGATATTGAATTTGATCGCGATATCATTAATGTTTCTACTATTGACATTGAAACAGAATATGAGGATGGATTTCCGGAACCAGATATAGCAGATCAAAAAATTCTGGCTATCACACTTAAAAATAATATTGATGGCATCTATTGGGTTTGGGGTTATGGTAATTATGATGTTGAGGCTGCCTTAATTAAACCAGTCCGGTATATTCAATGCCGTGACGAACCAGATTTGCTACTTAAATTCTTAGATTTTTATTCATCACAAGAAAAATGCCCTGATGTGATTACAGGTTGGAATGTAAGATTCTTTGACATTCCATATCTGGTAAATCGTACTGCAAAAATTTTAGGCTTAGAACAAATGAAAAAGTTCTCGCCTTGGGGTTTAATTGAACATCGTACAATTACCAGACGTAATAAACAAGAAACAACATTTGAATTACGTGGTGTACAAATTCTAGATTATTTGGAATTATTTCAAAAATTTGGCTACACATATGGAACACAAGAATCGTATAAATTGAATCATATTGCATATGTTGTGCTTGGTGAAAAGAAACTTTCCTTTGAAGAATCAGGTTCTCTTAAAAATCTATATAAAGATAATTTCCAAAAGTATATTGACTATAACATGAAAGATGTTGAATTGGTTGATAGGCTTGAGGATAAAATGGGTCTGATTACTCTTGCAATGACTGTGGCATATAAAGGTGGTGTAAACTACCAGGATACATTTGGTACCACAGCCATATGGGAATCTATTATCTACAGAAAATTGCTATCACAAAAACAGGTACCACCAATAGAAATTGGTCACAAGTCAAAGACTGCATTCGTTGGTGGTTATGTGAAAGATGTTGATGTTGGAATGCATGATTGGGTTGTGTCTTTTGACTTAAACTCACTTTATCCTAACATCATTGTTCAATGGAACATGTCACCAGAAACACTCGGAAAAATGCCACACGACCAGGTGTATGGTTCCATTGAACATTTTCTTAACTATTATAATAGTGATGCAGATCCATTGCATCCAGCAGTCCGTGAACGAAATGTTGCAGTTGCTGCTAATGGATCCAGTTATCGTAAAGACTTTGATGGTGTTGTACCTACCATTATTACAGACTATTATGATGAACGACGTAGTGTTAAAAACATGATGCTTGCAGCAGAACAAGCATATGAAAAAGGAAAAACATATGACCTAGAAAAAGAGATCAATAGACTACATAATCAACAAATGGCTATTAAAATTTTGATGAACTCTTTGTATGGTGCTCTAGGTAATCAACACTTTAGATATTTTGACTTACGTATTGCCGAGGGTGTAACTACAACAGGTCAGCTTGTTATCCAATGGGCCGAACGTGCAATGAATGATGCAATGAATAAGGTAATGAAAACCGAAAAGGATTATGTTATTGCAATTGATACAGATTCACTCTATGTAAATTTTGGTCCTATGATTAAACAATTGGCACCAAAGAATCCGGTACAATTCTTGGATAAAATTTGTAAGGAACATTTTGAACCTGCTCTTGCAAAAGCATATGATGATTTTTTCTTAAAACTAAATTGTCATAAACAAAGAATGGAAATGGCTCGTGAGGTAATTGCTGACCGTGCTATTTGGACTGCCAAAAAACGCTATATATTAAATGTGCATAACTCTGAAGGTGTGCAATACGATGAGCCAAAACTTAAGATTATGGGTATTGAGGCTATCAAATCATCAACACCAGAAATTTGTAGATCTAAATTTAAGGAAATTTTTAAGGTTATTATGTCCGGTGATGAAACTGCCACACAAAATTATATTCAAAATTTCAAAAAGGAATTTATAAATTTGCCGGCAGAACAAGTATCATTTCCACGAGGTGTGTCAAACATTAGTGATTGGTCCGATAGAAAAACCATATACAAGAAAGGTACACCAATTCATGTCCGTGGTTCACTACTATATAATAAACATCTTAAGGATGCAAAACTTACCAAAAAGTATGAACCTATTGTAAATGGCTCTAGAATATTTTTTACATATCTTAAGATGCCAAACACAATTAAAGAAAATGTAATTGCATTTCCAGATCAATTACCAACAGAATTAAAACTGGATCGCTATATAGATTATGATCTACAATTTGAAAAAACATTTATTGAACCATTAAAACTTATTCTGGATGCGGTTGGATGGTCAGCCGAGGAACAAATGACATTGGAGGATTTTTTCGTATGAGGGTAAGTATTAGAAATATTGGTGGTGAGGTTATTAAGGATAATGAAACCTATCTACTAAAAGACAATAAACATTTAAAAAACTTGGTTTTGAGTTCTACTGATTTGAAACCAAAAATGAGTACTCGTGGTCACAAACATGAAGGTCAGGAAGAAGTCTATTACTTTATTGATGGTTCCGGTAAAATGGAACTGGATGATGAAACAATTAATGTAATGCAAGGCGACATTGTTCTTATCGAAGATGGTGTGTTCCATAGAGTCCATGCTGGACCAAAAGGTTGCTATTTTGTATGTGTATTTGATGGAAAGAGAAATCACTAATGACTAATTTTAAGGACGTTGGAACATTTATGGAAACATTTGGACAGGAAGTCAAAACAAAACCAGAATTTCCTGATGCTGAAACAGTAAACCTAAGAATAGAACTTATTGGCGAAGAGCTAAATGAATTTTGGGATGCCTGTGAACAAAAGGATATTGTTGGTGTAGCAGATGCTCTTGCCGATATTCTTTATGTCACATATGGAGCCGGCCATGCATTTGGTATTGATCTAGATAAATGTTTCAAGGAAGTGCAAAGGTCTAATATGTCAAAACTAGGTGAGGATGGTAAACCTATTTACCGTGAAGATGGTAAGGTCCTCAAAGGACCAAATTATTCCGAACCTGACCTAAAAAGTATTTTACAATCCTAACAAAGTATGGTATAATAATATCATGATTAAGCCAAGGTATCCAATTTATATTATTTCCAAAGGTCGGTGGGATTCTCGTCAAACTCAGCGTACACTTGAAGAACTTAATGTCCCTTATCGTATTGTTATTGAGCAATCAGAATATGATAAGTATGCAGAAAATGTGCCAGAGCACAAAATTATCACACTGCCTACGGACTTCCGTGATAATCCATTATATGCAATACCAGATGAAACTACCGGTCTGATTGGTGGTTCTATTCCGGTTCGTAACTTTGTTTGGGAACATTCCAAATCCGAAGGTCATAAACGCCATTGGATTTTAGATGATAATATGCGACACATTTATCGTCTGAATCGCAATCTTAAAACTCGTATGACTACTGGTTCGTCGTTTGGTATTCTGGAAAATTTTGTCGACAGATATGAAAATGTAAGATTGGCTGGTATGAACTATGCATTCTTTGCTCCATCTGGTGTAAAGAAACCACCATATTATACTAACACTAGAATCTATTCTTGTATTCTAATTGACAATTCATTGGAACATCGGTGGCGTGGCCGATTTAATGAGGACACTGATTTATCCTTACGTGTTCTTAAGGATGGTGATTGTACAATGTTGTTTAACAATTTCCTGGTTGGTAAAGCAGCAACAATGACTATGAAAGGTGGTAATACAGAAACTGTATATAATGTAGAACAAACCGGTGATAGATCAAAACGTGATGGTGGTGATTTTGATAATCGTAGAGAATTTGCCGAATCACTTGTTGCACAACATCCGGATGTAGTCAAGGTTGCATTTAAATGGGGTCGTTGGCATCATGATGTAAACTATTCTGTATTTGTGCAAAAGCCAGAGAAAAAACCAGGTCTAAATATTCCACGTGGTATTAACGAGCATGGTATGGTCCTTAAACCAATTTCGCCAGAGGACAATACAGATGATGGAGATGAAAACTATGGCGACTAATAAACTAAATGTAGATAATGTATCCAATAACCTGTTCATTCTGAGTGGTCAAGAGGATGAACGCACACCATATGATTGGGATGATATGCCAGAATTTGTACAAGATGAAAAAGAAGCCTATGCTGTAATTAAGGTTCGTATTCGTAATGAAGAAGACCTACAAGAGTTTATCAAATTGATGGATCAAAATATTACACCAAAAACAAAATCAATTTGGTATCCAGCATTGGATAGGTTCCGTAACTCTCTTTTGAGATGGATGGACGAATAATATATTTACTTTTGACAGAGATTGTGTTATAATAATACTATGTTGTCATTAACCATATTTAATTCTCTATTCGATAATAAAACTCATA